AGCATAAAAGCCACCATTTCTGAACGTTGGGAACAAGCTAATACTCCGATACCGTCTTTGCAGGCTATTGCAGCAGGCAGCGGGGGCAGCAATACCAATCAAGAAATTAACGTTGGGAAAATTGATATCCACACCACAGCAACGGACGCAAGCGGCATAGCTGCCGACATGGGTGGAGCAATCAGCGAGAAATCAGGGCTATTCTTCACGAATGCAAGCGGCATTAAATAAGGGGGGCGTAAAATGGCGAAATTATGGAATTGGAGCGGTAAAGAATGGCAGAATTGGTTACTTGCCAACAGCGCAGGTACAGCACTAGCCACATTTACGACCTATCTAGGCAGCACTGTAAAAGCGGAAGCTAATATTACATACGATTACCTAGAACAAGGTAGCTTTGCTGCCTACAATAAAACTACTGCCCCTATGGATATCACAGTAACGCTTGCTAAAGACGGAACGCCGGGAGAAATTCAACAGGCTGTTGCAGTGTTAGAACGTCTGCGGACAACAACGGAATTAATATCATTTGTAACCCCGCTTAAAGAACACCAAAACATGACGCTAGACAAATATGACTACGCATTCAACGAGGGGCAGGCATTAACGACCCTTGTAGTAAACATTCATCTTGTCGAGATTCGGCAGCAGAAAAGCCAGTATACAAATGTTGATGTGCAGCCAATAACATCAGACGACGCCGCCAGCGCGTCAGACGCTTCAACCGTAGACAGGGGCAACACTAATCCTAGCGACGGGGACGATTCCGAAAACAGTAGTGTAGCATACGATATAAAAAAGGTTTTGGGATTGTAGGGGGACATTATGACTTATAAAACGATACCATTAAACGCTATACCTAATCAGCAATTCACGGTAACGCTTGACGGTCAAATCTGCCAAATTCGCTTATACTGGCGTTATGACAACCTATATTGTGATTTAAGCGTACAGGATGAAGTGATATGTACAGGCGCGCTGTGTGTAACTAATGAGTTTATCTTACAGCAGCCTAAATTGAATTTCAGCGGAAATCTGCTATTTGTGGACAAA